ATGGCGAACAGGGTGCCGACGGCGCCGTAGGCGCGGAGTTGGGTCTCGGCGGTGTTGGGGTGAAACAGCGGGAGCTGCAGGACACGGCTGGCCATGGGGACCGGCGCCCGGTTGCGGACCAGCAGCCGCAGCGTCGACCTCATTCGCCGGCCCGCAGCTCGAGGACGAACAGCGACACCCCGGCGACGGCCAGGCCGAGCGGGACCGCGACCAGCAGCGCGGCGGCGGTGAAGCAGCCCAGGCCGGCGATGGCGAGGCCGTGCTCGACGACGGCGGTGAGCAGCCGGCCGCGGGTGCGGGTTCCGGCGCGCTGGTCGCGGCGGGCTCGGGATGCCTGGCGGGCGGCCCGCCAGCCGACCCCGATCAGCTCCATGGTGCTCATGTCCTCACGCTCCCATCGGCGCGGACGTGGTCCTTGCGTCCACGGCAGCTCCAGTTGTGACGACCGATGCGGCAGAGGAGCCGGTGCAGCCAGTAAGTTGCCTCCATGGTGCTCACCGGCCCGCCCCCTCGGCCGGCAGGGAGGCGCGCACGAAGCAGTCCTTGCTTTCCAGCAGCTTCCGCAATCCGGTCGTCAGCTCGGGCCCGTCCGGCAGCTCGGCGAGCATCCGCTCGGCCAGTAGGTAGCACTGCGCCGATACGCGCCGCTGCGGCTCCGGCAGGTGCGCGAAGTCGAAGTAGCGGGCGATGGCGACGGTGGCCGGGTGCCGGCCGGTGGTGTTGAGCATGGCGTCCTCCTGGCTGGTCAGTATCGCAGGATGCGCAGGCCCTGCTTCGACGGGGCGGGCATGGTCTGGGCGAGGTAGGCGGCGCCGGCGGCGGCGTAGGCGGCATCACAGTGGCCGGCGCCGCGGCGGGTGAACCGCCACCCGTCCCCGGTGTGCAGCTTGCTCGAGCTGGCGATGTGGGCGTTCAGGAGCGGGTCGTCGGGGTGGACGGCGCGGCGGGTGGTGGCGAGGTCGGCCAGGCCCTGGCAGGCCTCGCCGACCTTCCCCCCGGTGAGCTCGATCGAGTTCGGCCGGGCCCGCAGGATCGGCGCCAAGGCGGCCGCCGGGCCACTCGGGTACCAGGCGAACTGGACGGGGGCGAGCTCGTCGAGGACCTGCGCGAGCTGGAACCGGGCTTCGTCGGTGGAGCGCCACGCCTTGATGACCTGCACCCGCACCCGCCCGTCGGTCAGCATGGCCGCGGCCGCGAGGGTGGCGTGGGCGCCGTCGGGTGCCACGTCCAGGCACGCGGCGAGTCGGTCCTTCTGGCCGCGGAGGGAGCCTTGGGCGTCGGCGCAGGCCTTCCACGCGCTCGCGTCGACGGCGGCGTCGAGGTGGTCGACGCGCTGGCAGAGGACCTCGGTGTTGTGCGTGGGTACCAGGTCGCCCGCTAGAAACAGCGAATCGGCGGCATCAACCTGGATGCACCGCACCGGGACGGACGGCACGGGCTCGATAGAGGCTATGGTGACGGGCCGCACGTCGCGTGGCCCGCGGGCGGCGCGGATGCGCTCGGCCTTGCGCGGGAGCGTCACGGGGCAGGGCTCGCCCGGGCGCGGCGTGAAGTCGACCGATAGCCTCGGCAGGTGGTGCGATTGGCCATACTGCCCGGCCTCAAGTTCGCTGGTCTTCCAGCCAAGAGAGCGCACCAGCCGGCGAACCCCTGCGATCAGCTCGGCGTTGGTGTTGACGAAGCAGCACCGGCCGGCCCGAGCCGTCACGGTCCCGTCGGCGTCCATGAGGCCCCGGAGCAGGTCGAGCCGCTGCGCCAGCGAGCCGGTCAGGTAGACGTCGGGGACGAACTTGCGGAAGTCGCCTGCAGCGGCCTCGCGAAACGCCATCTGCGGATAGATCCCCAGTGACCGCAGTGCCGTCGTGAACGCACCCGGCTGGCCTACCTGGAAGCCGAAGCGCTCGCAGTGCGCGGAGTCTTTCGCGCGCGTCGTGATCTTTGCGCCAGCCGCTTCCATGCGTGCCGCGATGTGGTCGGCATCTCGGGCCTCCACGAACAGCGTCGCGCTGCGGCGCGCCCCGTCGCCGAGCCACAGTCCGAGCAGGTACGGGTGCACCGGCAGCTCGGCGTCGGGGCCGTCCAGGGGAGCGACGGGCGGTAGCGAGAAGTTGCGCACGTCGTAGTTCATGCCGGGGTTGTGGTAGGTGATGCCGCGCGAGATCAAGTCCGCAGTGGTCAGCGTCTCGAACCCTGGCCTTGGCCGGCGACGATCACGCACGGTCCACAGGTGGTCGGCATCGCACACGATGGACCTGCCGTCGTTCAGCGTGACCCTGTAGCAGTCGCGTCCAACATGCGTCTCCGATGTCCCCGCGACGCCGACCCACTCGCCTGAAGTCCCCTTCACGGCGTCTCCTACCTGCAGCTTTCCTATTAACATAGTACCACAGGCTGTCAGGACCGGAGTGTTGACGTCGAGACAGCGGAACACCTCCGGCGGGTCGGTCCCCAAGGCGCTGCGGATGGCCTGCTCGCTGATGACGTAGCCGAGGCCGGGGTTGGCCTGCTGCCAGGCGCGCGGGTCGTCCAGCTCGCAGCCGTCGGGCGCCGACCACTCGAACAGGCCGATCGAGGGGTCGCGGCCGGACAGGGCGGCGTCGCGGAGCTGGTTGAGGACCACCGACTCGTCGTCGCCGGCGTTGGACATCGCCCAGAGCTGCGCGTTCGGCTTGGCCATCGTGGTCTTTGAGATCGCCGACCATGCCGACCAGTCGGTTTGGGTGCGTAGCTCGTCGATGGTGACTTCGTCGATCGAGTAGCCACGGCCGGCGCGGCGGTTGGCCGCCTTGATCAGGTAGCGGGCGCCGCTGCGCAGCCAGAACCGTTCGTCGCCGTTGACGTTGCGGACCCCGCCCCACTCGGCTTCGAGGTCGGGGCAGGCGTGGATGGTCTCCTGGCAGATGCTCCACTGCTCGCGGGCGAGCGCGACGTCCTGGGCGACGCCGAGCAGGGTCCGGGCGCCGTCCATGTACATCCGCCACAAGCTGACCAGGCGCTTGCTTTGGCTCTTCCCGTTCTGCCGGCCCACCAGGACCAGCACGGTGCGGAACCGATAGGTGCCGTCCGGATTCAGCTCCAGAGCATGCTTGGCCAGGAACTTCTGCCACGGGAGCAATGGCTCGCCGATCATCTCGGCGAATTCGACCATCTCGTACCCGCGGCTGGTCTTGCGGTTGAGCGGCCGCAGCGGTGGCGTAAGCAGGCGCGGGCGGACGCTACCGACGAGCCGCGCGGAGCTCCGTGAGGCGGTTCGGGCCGGCACGGTCACCCCCTCCGCCCTTCCGCTTGGCCCGGGCCGCCGGGGTGGCCTGAAGCGCCTGCAAGGCGGCCAGCAGCTTGGGCCCGAGCGTGGCCAGCGCCTGCTGCGCCTGCACCTGCGCGGCGAGCGTGGCCAGCAGGCGCTGGCCATCCCGGTCGTCGGGGTCGAGGTCGATGGCGTCGGCCTTGGCGGCGAGCTCGGCGGCCTGGTCGAGCTGCGCGGCGTACCGCTGCGCCAGCCGCACCACCGCGGCGTCGCGGTCATCGGTGAGCTGCAGGGCGCTACAGGAGGCGGCGACGGCTGGCGCGAGGAGTTCGTCAGCGTCCCGGAGCACCCGCCCGCACCTCCACAGCGATAGACGTGGTCTATAGTAGCCGGCAGCAAAGCGAGGCCGATCGATACCGGAGGGCCGATGCGCGGGCAAGTCGGTGGCTGACCGCCGGTTGCGGCTGGCCCGCCCGGTCGCCCGACAGGGGCAGTCCTGGTACCGCATCTCGGGCAAGGCCAGCGAGGTCGCCGAGATCTACATCTACGACGAGATCTCCTGGTGGGGCATCACCGCCCAGACGTTCGTCGACGAGCTCCGCGAGATCACCGCCCCGCAGATCGACCTGCACCTCAACAGCCCGGGCGGGGACGTGTTCGACGCCCACGCGATCTACCAGGCCCTGGTCGACCACAAGGCGCAGGTGACCACGCTGATCGACGGGCTGGCGGCGTCAGCGGCGTCGGTCATCGCCATGGCCGGCGAGCGGATCGTGATGGGCCGCGCCGCCATGCTGATGATCCACGACGCCTGGGGGCTGGCGATCGGCAACGCCGCCGACATGCGGGACATGGCCGGCCGGCTCGACAAGATCTCCGACGTGATCGCCTCCGTCTACGCCGAGCGGGCCGGCGGGCCGCTGGAGTTCTGGCGGGCGGCGATGGTCGAGGAGTCCTGGTACGACGCTGACGAGGCCGTGCAGGCCGGCCTGGCCGACGAGGTAAGCAGCCGCAAGGCCGGCGACCAGGGCGGCGACGGCGACGGCGATCAGGGCGAGCGGCCGGAGGACCGCTGGGACCTGTCGGTGTTCACCTACGCCGGCCGGCGGCAGGCACCCACGCCACCCATCCCGTCGAAGCTGCGCCCGGCGGCTCACCAGCCGGCGGTGCCCGTCCCCGGTGACCCGCCCGCCCCGACCGAGGTCGAGCTCGACTTCGACCCTGGGCTGCTGGGGCAGATGCGGGATGGGCTCCGTGACGCGGTGGTGCCGTTCGAGCTGGACCCGGACGTGGTGAGGACTGCCATCACCGAACGCGCCGAGAACGCTCCAGCTCCCCCCGCTGTCCAGCCACGCATCGCTGCAGCCGCGCCCGATCACGTCGATCTCGACACCTTCGGCAAAGTCCTATGGGAGGTTCTCCAGTGACCGCATCTGCCACCGAGCCCGACCGGATCACGATCCCCGACTCCCCGGCCGCGCTGGAGGAGATGCTGCTCGACAAGGACAAGATGAAGGCGGTGTTCGCCCAGAAGGGCGGCTTCGCCGACTTCGTGCGGGCCTACGCGAAGACCGTGCTCGACAAGGACCAGGAGATCGCCACCCAGGTCCGCGAGGAGACCCAGCGGGTGCTGGCCGACTGGCTGCGGGAGCAGAAGGAAGGCGAGGGCGTCGTCCCGGTCAACCTCAACGTCAACCCCACCGACGTGGTCGCCCGCGCGGACCGGCGTGGCGGGCTGTACAACCCCCGCGCGATGGGCGCCGCGATCGACAAGGAGTTCGGCAACAGCTCGGACTTCTTCTCGCTGATCTGGCACAACCGGCAGCGCGACGCCAGCGCGCAGGCCAAGCTCGGCCGGGTCCGCAACGCCTTCTCCTCGACCGTGCCGAGCGAGGGTGGCTTCCTGATCCCCGAGCAACTCCGCTCCGAGCTGCTGCGGGTCAGCCTGGAGACCTCCATCGTGCGGCCACGCGCGCGGGTCATCCCGATGGAGACCCTGCGGGTGCCGTTCCCCGCGATCGACGCCACCTCCAACGTCTCCTCGGTCTACGGCGGGATCGTCGGCTACTGGACCGAGGAAGGCGCCGCGCTCACCGCCAGCCAGGCCAGCTTCGGCCGGGTCGTGCTGGACGCCAAGAAGCTCACCGCCTACACCGAGGTCCCCAACGAGCTGATCTCGGACTCGATCGGCAGCTTCCAGGCGTTCATCGACGAGATCTTCCCCGAGGCGCTCGGCTTCTACGAGGACTATGCCTTCCTGCGCGGCACCGGCGTCGGCGAGCCGCTGGGCGTGCTCAACGGCAGCGGCATCGTGAGCGTGACCCGGGCCGGTGGCGGCAACGCCGTCGACTACCTGGACATCGTGAACATGTACGCGCGCATGCTCCCCAGCTCGCTCAGCCGCGCCGTGTGGGTCGCCTCGATCGACACCTTCCCATCGCTGGCGCAGATGACCGTCACCGGTGCCACCATGCCGCTGTGGCTGACCGGCGGACAGGCGATCGAGG